CCAAATCTTTTCGTAGTTCTCATCATACAAGCTTTTTTGTTTAAGCTTATTAGTTGATCCTTTACCAGCTTCCGAATATTTACTCATAGTTTTCTCTCACCCAATTAGAAAAGTTAATTAATTCATCTTTATTAGCAGTAAGCTTCATAGCATTAGCTTTGAAAGATATTACCTGAATATTGCCTTTAATGTAACCTTTTGCATTATCTATGCGATCAAGGCTAGGGCTTAAATCACGATTACCATCAATTGATTTTTTAATAGGAAGTCCAAGAATAGGACAGGTTTCAGGAATAACTATATCGGATATTTCTATATTAAATTCAATACCTTTTTTTAAGGCACGATGTCGAGCTAACTGAAAAAGATTTTTTTCTCGGTTCTTGTCTTTCCAAGCCCTTAAATAATCTTTCGTTTTACTCTTGTCTTTTAAAGGCATGGTCTATTTTTTAACTTTAGAACGCGCCCACTCATAAATCCTTATACAATACCAAACTATTGATAAAACTGCTGCAATAGCTGGTAAAAATTTCATTATTGCTCCAAAAGCCGTAACTCCCGAAACTGTATCTAATACATGCTTCGTGTGTTCTTGCATATTCATAACTATTTCTTTCTACTAATTAATGAGATGGCGTTCGAGAGCCATAAACAAATCGCCGCTAGAAGATATATAACAGAGAGAACCATCAGATAATAAAATAACCAAATAATTCTTATTATCGTAGTAATCAGAGCCAACATCTTTGATTGTTTTATTTTGTAGAAAATCGAATATGTCATCAATGGTTTCATGGGAATTTTGCATTTAAACTTTCTATCACTATTTCAGGACTAACAAATTTATTTGCATCATGTTCTGTATGTTCCCACCATAGGAATTGGTTTTGAACCAAATTGTTCCGATCCTTTAGAAGATTAATATTTTCAGGATGTCCAAATATTATAGGATCAGAAACAGACCATAGCACTATACCATATTTTTTATGATCCCAACAAAAATGTTGAAAAAAAGAATCGCAGCTTATCCATGTTCTGCATTGATTTACAAGGCTTCCAAGCTCATCTAATGATAAATTCTTTCTAAAGTCATCAACTAATTGTTTTTCACCATCAATCCCAACTTGAACTATTGGCTCATCAATCAGTCTAATAAGTTCCTTCCAGTAAGGATAGTTTTTAGGATTAGTTTTTCCATTTCTTAAAGCTTTAGAATAAGGACTAATAATAATCATAGGTATAGCTTTCTAAATGCTTTTTCTAAACTATCAGTCCAATTCCATTCAGCCATTTTCTTATAGATACTCCATTGATCTATGTCACCAAATAAAGACATAGCTTCAGATATTGGCCTTCCAGGAACTATATTAGGAAAGCAAGTAAATACTTCAGCGTTTGTAATGTCTTTCAATACATTTTTAAATACAATATGATCGCCCATGCCACAATTAAGCACTACAATCTTTTTGTCTTTATAAGCTAAAGTGTTTCTAAAGATTAATTCATCATGGTGATATAGTTGTTGATTTGATTCTGATCTAATTCCACCTTGTGGGTTTTTAAGATGCCAAGTATTTGCATGTGGAGCTGCAAGAATTGTATATCCTTTTAGGTATAATCCATAAGTAAATAAAGTTTCTTCTCGGTGCGCTACCCTTGAAAGGCCTAGATTGTAATCATGCACTCCAGCGCGATAAAGAAAAGAACAATGAAGATGTTCAACTTCTTTTAGCTTCTTTATTTCTGCCCATTGAATATTAGGCTCTTTATCAATATCTTCTATTTTGCCTGTGTTTTTAGATGTATCAGGATTAATTGGCAAAGTTAATATAGCTCCGCCTATAGCGCCAACATCGTCATTAATCCAAGAATATAATTCGGCTAATACATTTGGTTCGGGTATTGCATCATCATCCACTCGCCATACCCAATCATAACCCATGCGATTAGCTGATTGATGAATATGGTGTTGGCCTTTTTTAGCCGCATATACCCATTCCCATTTAATGCCTTTGTAATCCATGATGCTAAATAAATGTTGATAAATATTATTATTGCGGACATCTTCAGGCTCATCATTGTCATCAAATATAACAAGTTTATCAGGCAATTTTGTCTGATTAATTATAGCGTTAAGAGCTAAAGGTAAAGTAGTTTGGTAACGACCTCTTGTTGCTATAGAGCATAAAACACTAGCCACGATCCCACCTCATAATCATAAGATTAAATCTATTTTTGTCATTAATTTCGGGTAAAGTTTCCGAGATATAACCATGCTCATTAATATAGTTATATTGGAAGTCAGGAAAGTTTGATTCATTTAAGCCATGAAGCTTATGATGTTCACCCCAAAAACCTTTAGGCTCATTGTGTGGCGTAGTTAATAAAAGACGCTTGCAATGTTGTTTAAGTTTTTGTGCTATCTCAAGTCCGTTATCAAGATGCTCAATCAATTCAAAAGCGATTATGGTGTCGTATTGAGCTAAAGGATAAATGTTGATATTAGCATTAGTAAAAGAAGTGTTTAAGCCCCATTCCTGTTCGCGTGCGACCTCAATAATAACAGGATCATAATCTAACCCTATATAGTTTGTATCATTAGGAAGGAATTGAGAGCCGTAACCTGTAGAGCAACCTATTTCAAGAATGTTCTTGCCTAATAGATTGCGGTTAGCCCAAAGATAACGAGTGGCTTCTCTAGGGAAAACTGGATCGCCCTTTAGAAAAACCGCTCGCTCGTAATTGTTAGATAATAAATATCTATATAATTGATCGTCATATTGTTTAGCATAAGCTAAAGCATCTTGTTTTGTCTTATCCATTATTATCCTTTTAAGTTAATGTGCCATAAGCCGTTACATTGGCAATTGCCACAAAGTTACCTGATGAATCTAGGCTAAATTTATTAACACCGCTAAATGCAAAATACATTGTAGTTCCTGAATTGCCAATTGACCAAGCACCTAATGTTACACCAGTTGCAGCTCCGCTAAATCCTGAAAAACCACTAAAGCCTGATTCACCTGTAGCACCGCTGAAGCCTGATATACCTGATGTTCCGTTAATACCGCTAAAGCCTGACAAACCTTGAGAGCCATCTTGACCACTATAACCTGAATAACCGCTTGCACCTGGAGTTCCTACTTCACCGCTCCAACCACTAAAGCCGCTGATGCCTGATCCGCTATAGCCACTAAAGCCTGAAAATCCTGATGCACCATTAGCACCGCTGAATCCGCTGATGCCTGAAAAACCATTAATACCACTATAACCTGATTCGCCTTGTTCACCGCTATAACCGCTAAAGCCCGAATATCCGCTTATGCCTTCCGCGCCTATAGCACCGCTATAACCGCTAAAGCCTGAAGCGCCAACTGCACCACTCCATCCGCTAATACCTGATGCCCCACTAAAGCCTGACAATCCTGACGCACCTACTTCGCCTGAAAAACCGCTATAGCCTGAATAACCACTTATACCTGACGCACCATCTTGACCACTATAACCGCTTATGCCGCTAAAGCCTGAAGCACCAACCGCGCCGCTAAAACCACTATAACCGCTATAGCCACTATAACCTGAAACACCATTAACAATTGCTAAAAATAAATTATGATTGTTTGAAAATCCAGTAGTGCCTGTTCCCTCTGAAGAAATTAAACTTACAGGAATAGTCCAATAGCTAGTAGAAGTTCCGCCATTAATATTCGTTGTTGCACCTGTAATTAACCAATATTGATTATTTGCACTTGCGGTTCTATCTTGAAGAACAAAAGTTTCACTTGGTTGTAAGCTAGATAAGAAAATATCAATATCAACATTACTGTCAGTCAAATGACTAACATTAATTTGAGTAGCACTAACTTGAGTTGCATTGTTCCAAATAACAGCACCATCGCCTGGATAGCCTGAAGTTGATCCTGTGTGAGCATGATATTCAAAGAAACTTGATGATTGACCTTGTGCGCCTGTAGCACCTGAATATCCACTATAGCCGCTTATGCCACTAGCGCCTGTCGCACCACTATAGCCGCTAATACCGCTAAAACCGCTGAAGCCACTTATACCTGACGCGCCTACTTCGCCACTAAACCCGCTAAAGCCGCTGATACCTGATGCACCTTCAGCTCCACTATAACCACTTATTCCGCTAAAGCCACTAGCACCTACTTGGCCGCTATAACCACTAATACCGCTAAATCCGCTGAAACCTGATATGCCTGATGCACCTACTTCACCTGACCATCCACTTAAACCTGAATGACCTGATGCGCCATCTTGACCTGAATAACCGCTCAAGCCATTAATACCACTAAAGCCTGATATACCTGACCATCCGCTAATGCCACTAAAGCCACTAAATCCTTGTGCGCCAACTTCACCTGAATAACCTGAAAAGCCTGATATGCCCGAAGCGCCTACTTGACCGCTGAAACCACTAAAACCACTATAACCTGAAGTGCCATTCAAACCTGAATAGCCACTTAAACCATTGATACCTGAATAGCCACTAGCACCTGATTCGCCGCTCCATCCGCTTATACCTGAAAAACCTTGAGCGCCTACTTCGCCACTATAACCTGATATTCCACTATAGCCACTAAAGCCTGAAGTTCCTTGTGGGCCAGCTTCACCGCTAAAGCCACTATCACCTGATATGCCATCAAGTCCACTATAGCCTGAATAGCCGCTAAAGCCACTAATGCCTGATCCACTATATCCTGAAAAACCTGATATACCGCTTGTTCCATCAGCACCGCTATAGCCACTAAATCCTGAAGCTCCAATAGCTCCGCTATATCCGCTAAATCCTGACAAACCATTTTGGCCTGAATAACCGCTAAAACCACTCAAACCATTTTGTCCGCTATATCCACTAAAACCTGAAATACCACTAGCGCCAGGTGGCCCTACAATTTGGCCTACATTAACCCAAGCTGATCCATCCCATACATATAAATCACCATCGGATTCTACAATGTATGCATCATTTAAATTTCCACTTGGTGGCAAAGATGCAGGTGTTGGAACAGTTCCAATAATATTAATTGATGTTCCTTGTTGGCCACTATATCCTGAAAAACCACTATAACCGCTTATGCCTGATCCGCTATATCCGCTTATACCGCTGAAGCCCGATATTCCACTTGCGCCAACCGCGCCGCTAAATCCTGATAGACCACTAGCACCTGAAGCTCCACTAAATCCTGATACGCCGCTTGTGCCTATTCCTGAATAACCTGAATAACCTGATATACCTGATCCGCTATAACCGCTATAACCGCTATACCCTGATATGCCTGAAATTCCAGCGCCACTTGCGCCACTATAGCCTGAAAAACCTGAATAGCCTGAAGCACCCGAACTTCCAATAATTCCACGATCAACTGTTAATGTAAGCTCTGCTGCTGATTGAATTTCTGCGTTAATAATAGCCATTTAGTTTATCACTCCGTCTGATCTTACTAGGAATAGTAAGAAAATAATTAAATCTTGTGCTGGCGTTGAGCCACTTGCAGGGTATGAAATTTTAATGCGACCTGAAAAGCCTACAGGATCAGCAGCATTAATATCCAATTGAGGATCGCTTGCTATAACACCCCATGCGCCTTCATCAATAACCAATGTAAATAATCCATTAGCATTATCTCTATTTGTAATAGTAAGCGTAACTGCACTAGGTGGCGGTGAGTAATCAGCTATGTCAAAAGTAAGGCCATAACGGCTATCTCTGACATTAGATAATTGTCTGCGAATAATAGATGCGTTAATAGTAGCGCCAGTTAGGTCTATAGGCAAATCTGTGGATGTTTGAGTAAGTGTTAGATTCCAGTAGGTAGCTTGATTATATACAAGTTCGCCAGCGATAATCTGATTGTCAAATCCTGAAACTTGACGGAGTGTGTTTTTATTAAAGATAGCCATAATTTTTCCTTACAAGGTTAATAACGCAAGCATCTTTCTGACGCAATGCGGAAATTATGTCTTATGATATTTAAAGATTATACCTTAAAAACCCCAAGAAACAAAAGAATATCTTGTGCCTTTTGTAACTGTAGTAACCGCATGAGGGTATAAAAAGTTAGAAGGAAATAAGATTATATCGCCAGCAGATAAATTTACTTTTTTACTATCAAACATTAAAAAATTTCCACCTTCAAAATCATCATTAAGCAATCCTAAAATAGATAAAATAGGAACGCCTTTTCTTTCACCATCAAATAATGTATGAATATGATCATGGTGAAATTTCATATTAGTGCCTGTTTGGTATCTATTAAATCTTATAGGTGAAACTTCTTGTAATTGAAAAGGCATAGGAACAACATTAATTAAATAATCATTAACACAATCTCTTATCTTATTATTTAGATAATCCATATATTTACCTTGATAAGTAACCTCAAGATCATCTTCATAAGTTGTTGATTCTTGTGTTATTGGATCGCTATAAGAATGTTTAATCCATTGTGCTTCATTAGAATCATCTATAATTTGTTTGCATATTGATGGTTCAATAGCTTTGTAAATAGCAATATAATCTTGTAAATTTGTTTTCATGTTATTTTAAATATAAGGCAGTAGAAGATAATTCATCGCCTAAATTTCCTCTTATAAATGTATTAAATGAAATACTGATTCTAGTTTCTTTACTTGTAGTTGGCGGAACATTGTGTGTAAAATTTGAAGGAAATAATACTAAATCGCCTGTTTCTACAAGTATAGCAACATCTTGACTATTATAATTATTAGATTGTTTATGGTTAATTTGAAATATAAATGGTAAGTCTTTATAAAATTTAATCATATCTTCATTCTTTATAGCATTTACATAAAAGACACCTGATATAAAACTATTGGGATGAGAATGTTTATGATGCCATTGATTAGGTTCTGTGTAGTTAGCCCATGATTGTGTAATATAAACATCTATATTTGAATTAGGATAAACAATATTTATATATTCCTTTATATGCTCATTAATTGTTTTCTTTAATTCAGCAAATAAAGGATATTCAAATATATATGCACTTTCACTTCTTAAATTGCCTGTATTTTGTATTTTAGGCAAATTTAATAAATAGTTTTTTTGCTGATTAATTAATGGCGCATCAATATTATTGATATATAAAGGAGTTGGAAATAAATCCATAATTCTTGTATTGTTCATATTTTGTCTTTATAAAAATTTTACATCTTTACGCTCAATTTGAGGGTTTTCTTTTTTATGTTCAATAGCTTCAGCTGGATCGTCTTTAAGATTTAATTGAATGATTGTTGGATCAATGCTACTACCAATTAATGGTGTTTCTTTAGGAATTAAACCAATGTTTTTTAAAGCAGTCCAAGTTAAAGGATTGCTCATAGCGTTTTTAATTTTAGCGGCGGATGGTCTGCCGTTGGCTATAACTTCAGCTTGCATTTCTCTTGCTAATAAAACAGTAAATTCATTAGCGGCATTAACTTCAAACATTTCTTCATCAGAATAAGGTGTGCCGTCTTTATGTTTTAATCTTGTTGGCTCTGCTAATTCGTAGCATTCTTTTAATAGCTTTTCTAATATTTTGATTTCTTCTTTATTTTGTTCAAAGTTTCTTTTACCTTCTTCAAAAAAAGATTCCATCTCAATAATATCTGCTTCTAATTCCATAATAATATGAGGAAGCGCATCAATAGATTTAAGATGTTCTAATTCTGCATATTTAGCTTTTGTTTTTAAATCCGATACTGTTTCTAATATAGCGGCTCTTTTTCTGCCATCTAAAAATCCTTGAAGTGTTTCTATTTTTTTCCAAAGAGTTTCACCTATTACTTGGTAACGATAATTAAACTCACTATTTAATTTTGCCATTATTTTATCCTTTATTTGTATTATGTAGTTGAATAACCTGCGGCAGCTAAAGTTCTAGCAGTTCCAACTCCTGGAGTGTCAGTAGCAACAACACCTGTATTAGATACAAGGTTTGTCATTGAAAAGTAAAAAAAAGGGCCTGGTGTTTCTCTAGATCCATACCCAAAAATAGCTTTATCGCCACCATATCCAGCAGCGCCTAAACCGAATCTAATTTGACCTACGCCTGTAGTATCACTAGCAACAACACCTGTGTTAGATACTAGGTTTGTCATTGACCGACTAGTGTTGGCTGCAGATCTTCCATAACCAAATATAGCTTTATCGCCACCATAACCAGCGGCGGCTAACTGGTATCTAGCAGTTCCAACGCATGGAGTATCTGATGCAACCACGCCTGTATTAGATACTAGGTTTGTGAGTAATAGATTGGTAATAAAAGGAGTTGGCCCTCGACCATACCCAAATATAGCTTTATCTCCACCATAACCTGCGGCAGCCAATTGCGCTCTAATTTGACCTACGCCTGGAGTATCCGTAGCAACCACACCTGTATTAGATACTAGGTTTGTCATATTTAAATAAGTGTTAGGCACTCCAGGCACTACTCCATAACCAAATATAGCTTTATTACCGCCATACCCTGCGGCGGCTGGAAAGCCTCTAACAGTTCCAACTCCAGGAGTATCGGTAGCAACCACACCTGTGTTTGAAACTAGGTTTGTTATGTTTGTAACAAATGGAGATCCGGGAACATTTCCAAAACCAAATATAGCTTTATCCCCGCCATAACCAGCGGCGGCTATAGCACTTCTAGCAGTTCCAACGCCTGGAGTATCGGATGCAACAACGCCTGTATTAGATACAAGGTTTGTTATATTTGAAGGAGCGGAAGGGGTAGAACCAAACCCAAATATAGCTTTTTGTGTTGCAGTTGAAGAAGATTTGCCCCAAAAATCAGTAGGCATAACAATTACGCCACTTGCTACTTGAGCCAATGTTCTTACATTAGTATCATTTAAAGATATAGTAGCCGTTGCAGATTGACCTAATTCAACCGCGATAGATTGACCTGCGCTTGGCCCTGCTAAACTAATTGCGCCTGAAGGATTAAGTGCCATTATGGTGTTCCGTATGCAGTAATATTATCTGCTGAAGTAATAGAGCCAGTTGATGAAATAGATGCAACGACAGTTGCGCCATATTTAATTTGTAAAACGCCACCTGCTTCTATAATAGTAAAGTTAGTAGTAGCTAATGTTGCGGCAGCAGGAACGGCATTATATAAAGCCGTTGAAGCATCAAGCTGACCTGATGAGTTTACATTGTTTGCTAATTGAGATAAGTTATAAGCTTGTGTCATTATGCTGCTCCAGCTCTTGCGAATGATTGTTGTAATATTTCATTCAATGTTGTAGTAGGTGTGTTTGTCAAAGTATAACTCCCTGATGCAGTAGTATAATCTGTTCCTAGTAATAATAAAAGCCCATTCATAAATAAATTTAATGCGCCAGTAGTATAACTAAATGTATATGTGGTTTGGCCAACAACTGTATTAATACTTATATTAACAGGCGTTCCGTTCGGCACACCCAAGTTATTCGGCGACCATTGAATAACAGTCATTTTACCTGTAATTGGGCTTGGAAAGTTAGTTATATTTCCTGCCACTATATCATAGTCTGTATCTGACATAACTGCGCCGTTTGTAAATAATAGCTCATAGCCTGAATCTAAAGTAAAGCCAGGAACAACACTTGAAGTTGGTGTTGCAATATCTATAATATTTCGACTAAATGAAGCATAAGAAGTGCCTGTAGTAGTAGTAACACTTCTAAATGAAATAATTGTAATAATATCGCCTGTAACTGCACCTGTGTTTAAAGTAACAGTAGTGGCATTTTCCGTATAATCTAGCGTTGGATTAAACAATACGCCATTTCTAAATACTAAATCTTGACCTGTAATATAACCCGCTGATCCTGTTACGCGAGTGGTTGGGGTAAATACAGTTTGGGCGCTAGTAGCCGTAAATGAATCTATAGTCATATAGAAATTATCAGGCGCACTAAAGCCTACTACTCGCCCATAAATATCAATAGTCAATGTTGAAGCTGATCCTGTGTAAGTATAAACACCTGCGCCAAAATTAAGGAATTGTTGAAGTTGAGCCACTATTTTTCCATCAGGGCTATTAGTAATACCTATTTCACCTGTTCCAACGGATGTTGTTCCTGTATTAATTAATTGACCTGTTCTATTATCAAGGTCAATAACATTAATGCCATCAGGTAAAGCAGACCATATTGTAGGATCAAATAAAGCAGTTACAGTAGGAACGAATGCGGCAGTTCCAGCCGCATAAGCCGCAAGCCCTGTATCAAAGCTCATTTTACGGCCAGTTCTGTTTGAATAAGTTAAATAGTAAGTAGTGCCAAAAGCAGGATCAGCAGGATACCATGTATATACACTTGGATCGGAGCTAGGGGTTGTTGAACTTTGATTGTGTAACCCATAAAATGTTTTATTTGTAGGGCTAAAGCTAAATCCAGCGCCAGTAATGCTAGTTCCATAAGCTACAGTAATATATTTTTCTGTAAATTGAAATGTGCTTGGTCGCCATTTATAAACAGTTGAAGCAGGTGAAAAATTACTTGTAGCTAATTGATTAACCATTCGACTAAAGAAATACCAATCGCCTTGAGGTATTTCAAATAATTGAACATCAGGCAAAACCTGATTAATTGTATATGGAGTGCCATTAGATTGAATAGCCGTAGTGCCTGCAAATATTCTTTGATCTGCCGTTGGGTTTGAATAAGCTGAATACCAAATTTCTGCATATTGAGTAATGCCAGCACTTGATGATGTAATCCTTACACTAAAAGCTGGATTAGTTGCAGTTGGAAGTGCATTAACAATAACAGGTGCAGGAACAGTTCCAAAAGTAATAGGTGATCCAATACCTGTATTTGGAGCAGGTGTAAATTGAGTTATATTACGATCATCATAAACCTGTGGATTATATTCAGTAATAGTTAATTCAGCAGTAATTTCACCTGTGTCTGCTATTTTTTCTATAACTTTAGTAATTCTAAATAGTTTAGCCACAAAACCATAATTAGTATTAGTTAATGTAACAATGTCGCCAGCTTCTAATTGAATGCCAACATATCCAATTTCTAAAACTATATTTAAATCTTCTCTAGCCGCTTCTAGCATTCTATTAGCAAGATATTGAGCAGTTATATCATTGTTAGTTAAATAAAGATTAACCGATTGTTTATTAACAGGCTCATTAGGAAATAATAATGTTGGCGCAATAGTAGCAAGATCAAATGTTACAGAGCTAAATGTATCTTGTTCTGATTTATTAGGATATTTAACTTCAATTACATTAAATGAATTTGATACATCAATAGGAGTAATTTGTATTGGCGAAATAATATTAGAATCATTTAAATCCATAGCTACTGTATAAGTAGGGCTTTGAACAATTACTCCCCAAAGTCCTGTTATTTCATTGTATTTAACCAAACAATCGCAACAATCTGACATTGATTGAATGTTTTGCATTATCTTTAAATTAGTATCTAAAGTGCCATTAAACTCAAAACGAGGTTGAGTTGATGATCCACCTGAATAAGGTGTATATGTAAACAAAGCATTAGAATAAGTATTTAACGCAGTTAAAGATGTGGTATCAATTAAAGAAGGATTAATAGCAGCACCATATCTTGTAGAAGTAAAATAATCCAATAAACAATCACCAGGTGCTTTTCTTGAATTAGTAACTTGAAAGCGAGTAGTTTGTAAAGATGTTAAAGCTCTATCTGCATTGTATTTAAGATGCACAATTGCAAAAGCACAATTGCTCATTAATTTTGTGCTATTCCATTTATACACAAGATTAGATGCGCTCATAACATCAACTGCATTTATTGAGCTATTGGTTGGACTACCTGATCCATTTCTATATAAATAGATATCCATATTGCCTGATACATTTTGAGTTTCGCCAGTTGATTCGTCTGTTAATGAATCCACAGAATATCCATTGGCATTAAAATTAACTCGCTTGCCACCCCAATATACATTTCCAAAATTAATAATATCGGGCGATCCGCCTGTTTCTGTATTAGTAACTTCGCATAAACTTATTACCCAGTAAATATCTTGATTATCTGTAGAAATAGACATATCAGTAATAATGCCACCCACAAAAGCTTGACCATAAACTACAGGTAATTTGTTATCGCCTGCTGGCGGAAGTTGTTGGCGACTGCCAGGATTAGGTTGTTGCGCTTGTTCAAAGTTACCTGCGCTTGGTGGTTTAGGTGCAAAAATTGAAGATACAACGGAAGATATAACCATGTTAATTGCAAAGCCAACGGCAGCAACAACAAATGATGAAGTTCCTGCGGCTAATATTGCTCCCGCAATAATAGAGCCTGCGCCAAAAGCATCAGAGCAGAATAAAAAAAATATAAAAAAGTTAATTATAAAAGCGGTCATTGCATCCAGTTTTCTTCTATTTTACTAAATCCAAATCTAGCATAATTAATATTAGGGCTAGTTATCATTTTAGTCATTGTAAATAATTTAATTCTACCTTCATTTTTTAATTCTTTAGCTTTATTAATATAAGCTTTTAATAATTTATA